CGCTCAATCAGCATCAGTTCTTCGGGGTGGCCGTACACGCTGTGCATAGCCTTGATTGCCGTAGTCTTACCTGTGCCAGACTCGTTGTTAATCATGTTGATGATTGCGCCCTTCAGGTTTAAGTGACGCATAAGCGGAGCACCAAACGCAGTAAAGAACCCAAACGCATGGGGCTCAAAGCCGGGCTGATCGTACGCATTGACAACCGACTGCCACTCCTCGTACGAACCGACTGGATTAAACCAATCCGCTAAATCTGCTGTGTAGCTAGACGGCGGCGTGTACTTTTCGCCCTCGGCTGTAACCTCTACTTCGCCAAGAATAAATGATTTGTTCTTGTCGGTCCAGCCAAACTGTGACCTCATAATTTCTGCTCCTTCTTTAAACTGCAGTTCCTTTACGGAACGAACGATGTAGGCCATGATGTTTTCCATCTGCTTCTTCATCGCAACAACGCCAAACCATGCCAACTTCTCACGCAACTTATCGGTAGTCAGCAGGTCAACAATAGGCAACGCAAACTCTTTTACACCATCACGGGGCGTGTGCAGACGCATCCAAATAGTTTCGCCAGCTTGAGGGTCCTTCAACCGTTTGACCACATACAAGTCGTGCTCGTAGACTAAGTCCGCTTCTGGATCATCTTCGTCGTCATTTTTCTTATAGACTCCACCCGCCTTACCACGAAAATAGGGAAAGGGGTATTGCGGAATGGTGTACGTAACCGTCTTCGCAGCTTGAATAAATTCGACCTCATTATCATCAGACGTAGCTTCAGCAATTTCACCTCCTAGTGTGATGGGGCTTTTAATCTTGCCCTTGTGGATACAGCCGTCGCAGCCTGTGGGATTTATGGCAATCCAAGAGTCGCAGGTGTACGGCCCCCTAATCATCTCAACCTTTGCCAGCGTCGCGTCTGGGCTGTAATCAGGATGACCTTTGGAAATGTCGTGGACGGCGGTGTCGGCGTCAACGCAGAACTTAGCAATAGAAAGAGCTGCCCTCCAGCGAGGCTCCTCCAAAGTTTGCTGGTCTGCTATGGCTTTGGCCAACTGCATACAGCCCGTGCCGTTCACGTTCTTATCGATAATGATCTGAAACCGATGCTGCTTGTTACCCATCATTGCCCGCGTCATCTCGTCTGCAAAAGATGGAAGGTAATCAGGCGTATCGTCGATCACACCGAGAATGGTTTTAATCTCAACGAACGGGGTCTCCGTTTGTGAGTCCAGCATTACGTTCACTTCCAACGGGGGGTTACCCTTATGGTTAAACGTATCAGGCATCCGCAGTATGGATGCAGCGTCGGCGGTACGTGAGGGGTCAGCCTCAAACTCGTGTTGGGCACACAGCGTCTTTAGCTGCTTAGCCACAGTCAACCACTCCTTGCGAGAGACGGCCTCAGTCATCGGCCAGTAGACGTGCAGTCCACGACCCGAATTTACTATTGTCGGCCTAGGTAAGCCAACAACTTTGCAGAATTTCTTCAACGCTTCCAAGCCTTCAGCTTGGTCTGCGTATGGTTTGCCAGCGCCGCAATCGACGTCAAGCCAAAACGACTTTATATTTTTTACGTTGTCGTTTGTGCGCGAACCTTCTTGCTCATACTTTGCACACGCAAAATACACATCAAAACCATCGTTCAACAAAACTTGAACGGTATCCTCAACCCCCTGCAAATCCTCAACAAATACTTGCCGAGGGTGGCCTGTCTTTTTTAGACCGACCACACAGTACCATCCATCCGTCGATAGCACCGTGGACAGTAATTCTGTTCTTGTCATAGCCGCCTCTAGGAAACGCGTCGATGGGGCGCGGCAAGCCCCAATCGGACGCTACTAAACAACACCAACCTTTTTAAGCATCTCGTCAATTTTTGCTTCGTGCCCTTTACGCGGAATCCATTCGCCTGTAAACCATTTGTAAATGGTCATGCGGCTGACTCCAAAGTACTCTGCAACTTCTCGGACGGGATACTCATGCTTAATACAGAAGCGCCCCAGCATGACGCCGGGGCTTTTCAAATCTGCATCGAGGTTGGCACGAATAATTCGACTTGCGTAGCCTCGGTTATCCATGCTTAGTCGTCAGTCCACTGTTTTAAAACGTCGCTGAACTCTTTCTTGGGGGCGGGTTCAATGTTCTTTTTAGCGGGACGCTTAATGGGTTCAGCGATGTTATCGTCAGGAACTTCTGCCTTCGGCGCAGGAGCGGCAAGCTTCTTCTTAACGCCATCGGTTTGTGCTGGGGTTTGAATCACTGCGGCTCTAGCGGCGGGGCTTTCGCCTTTTTCCTTAGCAATAACCCACTCTTCACGGCTTAAGAAACGCACAGGCTTAAACGTCAGCTTCGGTGTGTCGCTGTCGCTGTCCATACGCATCTCTGTAACCAGAGTGCTCAAGCTCTTACCCTGCGAACCTACGTACTTAGCGTACTGTTGGAACGGCATCTTGTCGTTGTCGCCACGGCCAAAGATTGACTTAGCAGGTAACACCAATTGAAACACGTCGCCGTCCACATCATCAGCCAACAAAACAGCAAGTCTTTGCTGGAATCGGCAAGCGCGAGAATCACCTTGGCCTGAACCTTTAGTGTTCTGTGAGCAGCTTTCGCAACTGGTTGCTTGTGGAAAGTCGATGCTTGCGTCGGGCTTGTCGCCGTCGTTAGACCAGCAGTCAGGGTGAGATGCTTCACCTGCTACATACTTGCCAGCATAAAACGAACGTGCAACTTTAGCCGCGCCGTTTACGATAACGATGTTCATCGCACGGCTTTCGTTCTTGGCAATCTCTTCTCCGTTAACCATCATGCGGAACACGCCGCCTCGGATGGAAACGCGCTTTGTACCGGTGTTACCAGCCAAAGCTTTGGTCATGTCGTCAATGCCAACTTCCTTCAGATAGTCTGGGAGGTTACTGGATAGGGAAAGGGTGATGTCTGTACTCATGATAAAAAATTCCTTTGAAGGGATAAAACATTTGCGTTTGATTGCTGTCTTGGCACACGCTCTTACTAAGACAGGATTTACTTACGTCGGCGCTGTACAGTGATCTCGTATTCGGAGTCCATGTTTAGGCCGGGCGGATGCACGTCGGGGTTCTGTTCAAGGAACTCCTTCATGTTTGATTGCTGGATTCTTTTCTCCAGCAACTCCATAGCTTCGTGTTCTCGCATAAATTTATAGAACTGCTCCCAGTCATTAGTCCAGTAGCGGGTCTTAACCGTGCGATACGCGATGCCATGTGGGGTTGAAAAACTAGTCACGCCAGTCTCTTTAGAGACCTCAACTAGCTTGTGTTTAAGTATCGTCATCTGTTCTTCAAGTTCAGACGTATCGGCTTTGTATTTTTGGTACAAGGCTTCTTTAGTGTCGCGAATCTTGATGTAAGCGCCGACGATCTTATCAATGGAAATTTCTTCCATGCACTACTCCTATGTTGTTGTGAATTCTTATTATACTCTAATTCTTGACTGTGTCAAGAGTTTCAAGTTCATTTTTATACAAGTCGATGATCTTAGAATGAAAGTCCAACTTACTCTGAAGCATGGAATACAACTTAGTTTCTACTGGACTGCCCTCGATATGAACGATGGTCATAGGATTGCGCTGGCCCGGACGATCAATACGTGCGTTTGCTTGCAGGTATGTTTCACTCGATGTGACAGGAGCGTACCATACGATTACGTTTGCGGCGGTTAGGGTAACTCCGTGTGCGGCAGCTTGCGGTTGAATCAAAAGTACTCTCGGTGTATCGTCTTCTTGGAACTTTTTAAAGACCTCAGTTCTTTTAGTAACACTTACGCTTCCATTTATGATCTCTGAAGTTATACCGTTTTTGGTAAGAAATTCTTTGATGAGATTTAACGCGTGTGTGAACGGCACAAAAATCAATACCTTATGACTTGCTTCTTCGATCACCTCAAGCACAGTGTTCAGTCGGTTAGAGACATCAAACTCAATGACGTTTTTAGTATCTGTGTACACAGCGCCGCATGAAATCTGTAGCAGCTTGTTCAACTGAGCGGCGGCGTTCACCGCAGATATTTCATCGCCAGCTGCCTCAATCAGCATTTCTTTTTTGAGGTCCTTGTAGTACTTCGACTGTTGCGGTGTGAGCGGGGAGTAGCGGGACGTGTGTGTTACATCGGGCAGGTCGATACAGGCTCTCTTCTCAAAACGAATTGCTGGCTGCAGTAGGTCATGCACGATGGTCTCAGCGTTTGGCTGGGGTATCCATTTAAAGCGAGTCATCTGATACATCACCTTGTCTCGAAACGTGGTGTACAACTGCGGGGCTCGTGCGGGTACGCACAACTTAGCCAAGCCGTATGCGTCGAGTGGGGATTGCGCAGCGGGCGTACCAGTCATCATCCATAGCCAAGTATCGGGAGTAACGATACGCCGAATAGTTTTAAATCTTTCGGTGCGGGAATTTTTGTAAGCGTTTGCTTCGTCGATGATGATGAGGTCAAACTTACCAGCCGAAATTTCTTCCTCTACAACCGCCACCCCGTCATAGTTGATGATGACGTACTCGGCTAGACCTTCGATGATTGCCTTGCGTTTCTTGCGGTCACCGTGGGCAACATCAACACGTCGATGTACGGCAAATTTAAACAGGTCGGCTTGCCATGCGGCTTGCATAATTGACACAGGACAGATCACCAATACGCGACGGATAATGTTTTTATCCAGCAGGTAGTCTGATGCCCAGATTGCTGAGGCGGTCTTGCCCGTGCCCTGCTCGTTAAAACAAAAGGCGCGTTGGTGCAGTGTCAGAAACGATGAGGTTTCCCGCTGGTGGTTCATCGGCGTGTACAGGCCGGGCCACTTGTAGTTCTTGTTGATTGGAGATGGCACATTGTCATAGCCTAACTGCTTAAGTTGTTGCGCCTCGCGCAGCCCCCAATGAACAGCCACCTCTCCACCGCCGCAGTCGGCGCTCCTTGGAATTGCGGTAAGGATTTCTTGGGGGTTGTCGGCTTGGACGACTAGGTACTTGTTGTCAACTACTTGCATGAAATTTGTCTTTAAGAATGTAGATGTCGTTATCAGATGCAAAGTCGTGCTGTGAAAGCAACAAGCCGCGCAGGTGTGTCTCTTGCGCCACTCGCATGTCGTCACCTATCTCATCTAAGGCCCACTTTTGTTTGATCTCGTGAAATGTAACTGGACGGCCACCATACACCAGAATCCATGCGGCTTTTAACTGCTCGTCTGTCATGTCTTGGGCATAGTGTAGGTACACGATAGTTTTTACGTCTTCAAACCTATCCGCAAACGTCATCATTCTTGGATCAATCCAACCAAAGTCGTAACGGCCAGTGGATTTGTACTTTACAGTTGTGTCGCTCACTATGAAGTCTCCGACATGAATGTTATTTGACTGTGTGGTCTGACTTGCGGGCGTAGCTGCGGTTATCGCTTGCGGGCTTAACTTTGAGGTTTGATCTTGTGGTTTTACCGCCTTTACTGAGGGGAGTTTTGTGGTCGACATCTTTTCCATCTCCTTTATGAACTAATCCAGCTTTTTCCATGATTGCGCGGGCTTTGTTTCTCTCTGCGCGTTTCTTTTTGACGGCGGGTGTGCCGTCGTACATCTCGTACTCTTTTTTGTAGGGGCGGGGCTTATTGACGTAGGGCATTTCAATTCCTTTTCGTGTTGTGTTCGCAGTCGGTTACAGGACACCAACCACGGCAGGTGAAGTTCGGTCGGGGGTTCCAAACATCCGTAATCATCGCACTCTCTAGCTGGTTTGTCTCGGGAATCCACTTGTCCCAAGCGTCAGCTTGTTGCTCTTTGGTGAACTCGGCGGAGACCAAATCTTTGATGACTA